ACCTCCTGACCACCAACGAGTTTGCATTCTGATACCTTCTAAACCTTCGGTTCCAGTAATGTCACATCCCGTTATTAAAGTATTAGCGACTTGTATAGCTCTTGATTCCGGTAAACTAGTTGTCGTTGTAGCTGTTGCGCTAATTGGTAAATACCCATTAGTTCCACTAGCTTGTAATCTCCATAGGGGGCTAGAACTAGTACCTACTCCTAAGGTATTGCCATCGAAACTTAGATTAGAACTTTCAGCTAATTGATTTGAAGCATCTTCATATAAAACTCTTCCGGTAGTTCCTCCTAAAATAGGGTCTCCAATCGAAAGAGATATAGAACCATTAGTAGCAGATGTTATTCTACCTTGAGCATCTACTGTTATATTAGCTAACGTATATGAACCGGCACTAACCGTAGTGTTAGATAAATCTATAGTACCTGTTGTAGTTATTGTTCCACCCGTTAGTCCAATTCCCGCTGTAATTGAAGTAACAGTTCCAGTTCCTGTTGAACCATTGGACGCAGATGTGATTCTACCTTGAGCGTCTACTGTTATATCAGCATTTGTATATGAACCTGGTGAAACTGCAGTATTAGCAAGGCTAATTGTACCCGAAGTAGTTATTGTTCCTCCATCTAACCCAGTTCCAGCTGAGATTGATGTAACCGTACCTCCTCCGCTAGGGGTCTGCCAAGTTAGGTTTCCCAAGCCGTCAGTTACGAGTGTTTGACCTGATAAACCGTCAATGGTTGGAAAAGTAAATGAACCGTTTCCTATGATTAATTCATCTACTGATAAGTTTATGTATTTTCTAGTAGTTTTTGATGGCATATCAATTCTAACTTATTTAGTTTATTTATTTTATATTATTACCGCTTTCACGTTTCCTGCGGGATTTACACCAAATGTAACATCTACAGTTGTAGTTGTTGCATTATCAACGTCGGCGTATATTACTTCTCCAGTCACCTGGTCCCATAACTGAACAACAATATCCTCTGTTCCTCTAGCATGTGTAATAGTGTTAGCAGAACCGGCAATTCCCGGTGTAAAAGTAATAACAGCTTTATTCGCTGTTATTTTAGAATTTACCCATTCCTTAGTAACGTATGCGTTATCTGTTTGTAAATCAATATCAACTGTAGATTCACCGGGAGTCCAAGTATTAGTTGGATTAGTCCAAAGTATATGTTGACCAAATGTAGTATTTCCTTGATTTAATACATATGATAGTCTAGTGCTAACCAACTCTAAAGAACCGGGTACTCCTTGATTATACGTTCCATTATTAATAAGATTACCGTTAACTATCACTAATCTTCCATCGTTATCTACCGTTACCCCTGGGTCAATTGTTAGGTCTCCCCATACCACATACATAGTGTTTTCAGGAATAGTTAAATCTGTAGTAATTGTATGAAACACAGAAGAACCTCCACCAGGCGTTACTGAGCCTCCTGCAGCAAGAACAACTACTCTAACTCTAGATAAATCCTGGGTAAAAGTTACGTCTATTGAATTTAATCCATAATTATCAATATGACCATCTATTCTGTCTCCGGTTATTTCATCTATAAAATCAACAACAACGCTCTCTGTTCCTAGGGCATGTGTAATAGTTTTGGTTACATTAGCCGTAAAGTTAGTTGTTCTAACATAATAAACAGTAGAACCTCCTCCACCTCCGCTTCCAGAAGTTAAACTAAATATGTTTCCATTTTCATCTGTGAAATATATGTCCTGTGTAGTAGGAGTAGTCGCCGTTGCTAACAAAGGGTCTCCTATCCAAACAATACCACTTCCGGAAGCAGGCGTGTCTGGAATTCCAGGACTTCCTATTTGTTCTAAAAGAGTTAGTTGATAAAAAACTCCACCACCTCCGGTAAGGCTTACCCAGCCTCTACCATCTAGGTACCCAATGAAATCTTCTCCAAAATCAGGTTTTTGATTTTGAACTCCAGTATAGATAATTTCACCCGGTATTCCCGTGTCAGGCCAATTATTAAAGTCAGTGTGTCGATATCTTTTTGCCTCGGCTACTTCAACCAAGAAAGAGTTACCTTCAGCTCTACCTTGAGAATCAATGTTAAATGTAGTAACACCATTTAGTTTTACACTAAAGTTATCAGATACATTAATATATTTAGTATTAAGAGTATCTAGCCCCTCAATAGCATTAGTCGTCTCATTATACGAAACGTTATTCAGAAATTCAAGTACAGCAGAAGAAAGATCGGTAAAATTAAGATTTGATACATCTATAATTGAACCGAGACTGGAATTAGTTAATTTTCTTACGTTTGAAAGTTTGGAATATATAGCCATTTATCAATCCTACTATTTTTTTTATTTATTCTAGAAAAACATGACTAATTATTACTCGACTTGTTTATTAATTCCGTTTTTTCGTCTATCGTTGATTCTTGTGAAAAATTACCATCGAATACAATACAATTCTTTAAATCTGCGTTTATTATCTTATTGTAATCGCTGTATATAGAAGAAGATTTTATCTCATTTAAATAACCACCGTATGTACAATGAGATAATTTAGAATATTTTATATCATTATTAGAATATAGATCACTTCTTGCTATGTTAGAATTTCTAATATGACATTGTTCAAATAAACAGTCACTTACATCTGCCTCTACGTGACAGTTAAAAAAGTCAATGTTACTTAGTGAAAATCCTTTTTTTATCCTAGCGTCCTTTACCTGAACTCTTTTTCTAGAGGTATCGTAATTAATGACAGCTTTTTCCATCTCGCAACATGATATCAATTCAAATAATTTATTTCTAATTGATTGATAGTTTGATTCAATTAAAAAAGAATGTTTCTTAAGATCAACATGGAGATGAATATCTGGATATTTGTATTTAAAAGTGCTGTAGTCTTTTGTAGAATCAATTACATACTGATATTTTTCAAGTAATTTTTCTATCTTTCTTTTTTCATCTATCTCAAAAGAAAAATTATTCTTCAAGGTTTCGTATAGATGCTTAGACGTATAATTAATTAGATTTATTGTTTCTTCTTTCTTTCTCTGATAATTTTTTCCACCTGCATACTTTATATCTATATAGCCTTTATCTATTGATGAAAAATCTGTACCAAAATTAGAAGATTCAGGAAAATTATATTCTATGGGATTAGCTTTCTCTAATAGAGAACCCGTTAGTCTACTTGAGTACAACTGTTTAGGGTAAATGAAAATAGCTTTGCTTTGGTGAATCTTTTGTTTATCAGAAGCAACATTAGGCCACCATTTGAATATCTGGTTCTCGTTTAGATTTAATATGTATTTAAATTTATTTAGACCTTCTAATCTATATTTTAAATCCAAATCACTTTCATTCAATGAAACCTTGATTCCCATGTTGGTTCTACCGTTTGTAAAACCCATTTCATTAATAAAATTCATACATTTAAGCATTGTATGAATCCCTGTATGATATGGCATAAGATCAGTATCAATTCGATTCATTCTATGACCACCATCAAAATCAGGTGAAACATATATAGCTTCATCTACGAATCTAATCTGTCTTTTGTTCCCTACTGAGATAACGTTTTTCCCTAGGTATTTAGCTAATTTGCTAGCTATTTTCTTTCTAGAAAGAGGAGAAAAAAACTGAAAGGAAAAACCTACATTAGTATTATCAAAAAGAAACTTATTTTCTATATTATTATACACAGGTAATGTTTTTTATTATTTATCAAAACCTGTGAATATTTTTTGAATACTAGACTATCTTTATTGATACTTCATCCTTGTGTATCCATACTTCTTCACCTGACATAAATTTTTCTTCATCTTCTTTGTTGTAAAGGTATGTCTTAGTTGGATATTTTGCAAGTTGATATGTGCCCTGTTCATATCTCCAAGCTAGTTCAAATGTTTTTACAACTGGTGAAAAGCCAAATATTTCATGTTCGTTAGTGTAATCTATAATTTTTACTTTCATGATTTAAAACTTTTATATATTATACTAATAAAAGATTAAAGATAAATAAAAATAAATGTTCACAGATGGCAAATACAACATCTAATTGGAAAATATTTAAATCTTTAGATTATTCTATCCAGCTTATTTTAAAGCAAACCATTGATTATTTGTCAGGTAAATTCAATCAGAGTTTACAAGTCTTTACAGCAGCCAGTCCTTTTGGACAGGTTATTCTGGTTTTAGAGAACCTAAGCCAGATGATTCTTTATTATATTGAGGATTCCATAACTGAATTAAGTATAATTGACGCAACAAGGCTTTCTTCTGTATATTCAATTGCAACAATAGCTGGTCATAATCCAAGTAGAGCAATCTCAGCATCTGGGGAAATAGGAATGAAATCAACGTCAGCAGCAAGGCAGGCTGATTTTGACATAATATTGATACCTAATTTAAGTAGAATAAAATCACTCAATAATGGTTTACAATATATTTTATATTTTTCACAGGATGATATAAAATTTTCGATGAAAGGAAACACAGATGGATTATCGGCTAAAATATTACAAGGAAGTATTGAAACTCAAACGTTAGTAGCTAGAGGTCAGGAACTTGAAAGCTTTTCAATTAATTCACCTCAGAATTTTCTAGTTGATAACTACCTAGTTGAAGTTTATATAAACGGTGAAAAATGGACTAGGTATAACTCCATACTTGATATGCCACGTGGAGCCAAAGGATTTCTAGTTAAAACAGGTGTTACATCAGGTGTAGATATTTATTTTGGAAATGAATCCTTTGGGAAAATACCAAGTCGAGGATCTGAAATTAGAGTTCAATACCTGGTAAATAATGGAGCAAGTGGAAACATAACAACTGATCAAGTCGAACAGGTTAAATTTGAATGGTCAGATACTGGTTTTACTTTAACCGGAAAAGAAGTAGAGTTAAATGAATATATCACAATTAAAACCATCCATTCACCTCAATTTGGAGCAAACCCTGAGGATCAAAACTTAACTAGATTACTTGCACCTAAAACATCAAAAAGCTTTGCATTAGTTAACGTAGACCACTATGAATCTGTTCTTTCTAGACTTAAACTTTTTTCAGTAATATCTGTTTTCTTAGATGAAAAAGACAGTAGACTGTTGAATCTGTTTCTAGTTCCTGACGTTACAAACCTATTTAACACTGGTCAGGATTACTTTAATATAGATCCTTCTAAATTTAAATTAACTGAGTTTCGTAAAAATGAGTTGCTCAGATACTTAGACAAAACAGGTTCCAAACTAATATCCACAGATGTTAAAATCGTTGACCCTGTGATAAAGAAATACGTGATTAATGTTAGCATTATAGTATTCGATGATGTAGCGACAGAGGTCATTAAAAGAGATGTTTATAACGAATTAGGTAATTACTTTATTAAGAACAAACGTAAAAAGCGAATTCCTAAAAGTGATCTAATTAGAGTTTTAGAAGATGTAGCTGGAGTCGATTCAGTTTCAATAAATATTGTATCAGAAGCTAATGAAGCATCGAAAATAGCAGATCCTAACGCAGCAGATATAGGATTAGATGAATTTAATGATATTTTAATTGGAGACTTTGAACTAGCTATAATTCAAGGTGGATTCAAAGACCGGTATGGAAATGAATATTCTCAAGGAATATCCGATGAGGCTCTTGGATCAGTTAATATACAAATAAAAAATATAGTGCCTAGGCCCTTAAGCCTACAATAATATGACAAAGAATAGTATATATCGAGCTGCTTACGAGCGTAAACAACAATTATTAAATACGGGTTATGATTACAAAGATAAAATCATGAAAAACACCTTATCTAGCCAAATGTTTGGAGTGAATGAGACATTGGATACGTTTTTAGAAAACATAAATACTGTAGCTTACGAAAACATAGAAGCTGTAAAACAAATTAAAATATTTGCAAACCCTGCTTTGGAAAAATATGAGAAAAACATAAAATAATAGATTCATGCTTAACGATAAAGAAAATAGAAAGGCATTAAAAAGTGAAATAGAGAGCCTACTAAGTGGAATGAACCATCAGGAATTCGATGATCTAAATGCCGATCAAGAGCTAATGGAAGACGTTAAACCTGAAAGTCCCTATGATTTTGATGAAATGACGGAAGGATTCAATAGAAAGGCTCAGGAAATAACAGATTCTCTATTTGAATATTATGTTGAACTAGGAATTCTAGAGGAAAACAATTATGTTAAATTAAAGAAAGAAATGGACACTATTAATATGTCTAACATTTTTTTTCAAATAAAAACTCTTAAGATCACCATTACAAAAATAATGGAAGAAATAACTACTGGAAACACAAACCCTCGTCTAATGGAGGTTTTTGGTCAACTTCAGGATAAACTTAAAACCTTAACTCAAACTCAAGCTAATCACTTGTTGTTTTTAGAGGAATCATATAAAAAGATTAACGCTGAAGATCCTAAAAATGCTAACAATACTCTTGAAAACAACAATAAAGAGGGTGAATTTTTCGTATCTGTTGGAACTAAAAACATGATAGAAAGTTTACCTGAAGCTCAGAAATACGAAATGGACACTGACTTGATAGATCCTTCTAATAAAAATGAGCTAATGAAGGAGAAAAACATTGAGATCGAAGAAGACAAAGATTCTGATTCAGATTTTATCGATGTAACTGAAATAATTTAATCTTATGATGAACCCGTTATCTAGAGGAGGAGGTTTCACATCCTTGAAATTATCTAGTCTGAATTCAGAAGACGGTAATAATCACGTTTGGAACTCTGAAAAAGTCAATGATATCATCCAAAAGGTAGAAATAGAAGGTTTAGATATCAGAGGTATGCAAAATTCTCCATTCAAGGAGAATGATATCTTATTAAAGAGAGCCAATTTACCATTTGAATACACTAAGGAAGAAATAGAAGAACTTAAGAAGTGTAAAACTGACCCGATGTATTTTGCTCTTAATTTTGCATTCATTAGAACTCATAAAGGAGATATGTTAGTTAAGGATGCAGGGGGATTAAGAGACTTTCAAGAGCAGATAATCCAAAACATGCATAACAATAAGTTCAATATATTGATGGCCAGTCGTCAAATTGGTAAAACTGTAACGACAGCTATCTATATAGTTTGGTTTCTTCTGTTTAATAAAGATAAAAACGTGTTAATGGTTGCAGATAATATGTCAACCACTAAGGAGATCATGGAGAAACTTAGAATCGTACTTGATAATCTACCATTCTTTATGAAACCGGGTATCTCTAAGATCAACGAGTCATCAATTAGATTAGATAACGACTGTAGACTTGTATTAAGAACAACTACTAAGAAATCAGGTATTGGTATGACAGTGAACTTTCTTTATATTGATGAGTTTGCTCATATTGCCGAGTCCAATCTAGATAAATTTTATAGAGCAATCCTACCTACTATTACTGAGGATCCATTTGCAAAAGTAATGATTACGTCTACCCCAAATGGTAGAAACAAATTTTGGGAAATATGGACAGCCGCCATTGATAGAGATAATGAATATTCACCGATGAGAGTAGATTGGTGGCAAGTACCTGGGAGAGATGAAGAATGGAAAAAGAAAACAATTGCCAATTTTGGTACAGAAGCCGATTTTAATCAGGAATATGGTCTTCAATTTTTTAGTTCTGACCAGTTATTACTTTCGTCAAATGATCTAAAGAAAATAGATAATTCACAGTCAATATTTGTTAATTCTCAATTAGATTTAAATGAAGATGATTATTATATTAATGACTACCTTACGGTTCATCCAAAATATAAGAACTATAGTATTAGTGACTTTAGGAACGATCCTTCGTATTTTGTTTTTTCGATAGATACCGCCGATGGTATGGAACAAGATTACTCTGTTTTGAATATATTTAAAGTCGCTGCATTACCCATAAGAGAATTAATTAAAAACAAGAAAAATATACGTAAAGAGCTAGATGCAATATCAATGGTTCAAATTGGCAAATTTAGATGTAACACTCTAAATATCAATGATTTTGCAATCGCATGCGAAAAAATAATATATGACATATTCAACCCTGAAAAAGTAAGAGTCATTTTGGAGTTAAATCATAAAGGAGAACTTTTACTAAATAGATTTGAAACAAATGATCAATATTGGTGGGGTCAAATGGTCCATACTAAACACACTGATCTTTCTAAAAACATGAAAGCCGGAGTTAGACTAGGACCAACCAATAAACTTAAATATTGCGAAAAGTTAAGGTATTTTGTTTCAACTAACAGGGTCTTAATAACAGATTATGATACCTTTTTAGAATTATCCTCATTTGGTAAATCTAAAGGCGGAAGTTATAGATGCCAAAGTGGAAACGATGATTTAGCCATGACATGCGTAAACACTTCACCCTTCTTTGAGTCTCCTCAATTTTGGGAAATAGGAGGTGAAGTATATGAAAATACATCTCAGGAATATAAAAATGAATTATATGAAAAAATATTAGATGTTAAATCCGAAAAACAAGCCTTTGATTTTGACAGATTACAAGACATAACAAATCAACTTAACCCTAAAGATCATAAACCTGGTAAAAAGAAAAGTGTATTTGATCTAAATACATTAAAAAGTTTAAATCAAACCCGTAAAAAGTTTTATAATTCATAATTTTTTAGTATTATATTAGTAAAATGCAATAACACTAATATGAAACAGATAATTTTAGAAGAATTAAACGAAACCCTTGGAGATTTCTTGGTAAAAAATAAAGATGTAGTATATTCAGCTATCCTCGAATCAATAGATAAGGTTTATCTAAAAGGAGAAATAGATAAACTAGATGTTCTTGAAATAGATAACGTTGGTGAAAAAACTTACATCACCTTGGAAAAATCACAATGGATAAGAGCTTTAAATCAAGCCATAGAGTTCTTTGAAAGAAGCGATGTTGAAGAATATGAAAAGTGTGCAAAATGCTTAAACATAATAAACCACTTAAAAAAGTGTAAATAATATAACAAAAAAATAAAACAAATCATTAATATGGCAGGATTCGACGAATTAAACAAAGAAATCAACAACAGAATACAAGAATTATCAGAAATAGTACACAGAGAAGAACATACAGAGAGAGAATACAATGAATTAGCGACTTTAATATACCCAAAACTTAGATTTTTCGTATGGAAATTTTGCAAAAACGAAATAGACACAGAAGAAGCTTTACATTTTGCACTAGTCAAAATCTTTAAAAGCATGTGTAAATATAACCCCTGTTCAGGTAGGTTTACAACATGGGCCTTTACAATAGCCCGAAATGAAACACTTTATTATCTCGATAGAAAAAACAAAGATATCCCTAATTATATTGAAATATCTTCACTTTTTATAGATAGTAAATATAATGACAATCTTACTCACATAGAAAAAACTTCAAATCATAGTGAAGTCACCGATATATTTAATTCCACTATTTCAGAAATATACAACCTTAAAGATGAACTTCTAAAAAATATAGCCATTGATAAAATGGTAAATAATGAAAAAGTAAAGGAAATCGCAGAAAAGTATGACATTCCAGAAAACACTGTAAAGACAAAGCTGAGAAAAGCCAGGTTTGAAATAAGAAAGTCTGCTCTTAAAAAGGACCCTGATATAAATAGAAAATTAGTTGATTCAATAGAAGATTTCAAAATAAAACAAAAATAAAATGAAAAGTTTAATTATTAGTTTAAGCCCTCGTAACATATTATCTAGATTAGTATTGATAATAAAAGAAATATACTTCTTTTTCATGTATATCAAAGCAATCCGTGGAATGGAGTCTGAATTAGAGGAAAGCAGAATAGTAAGATCTTCAAGATATTCCTTTATAAAAGCAATAAATTTAAAACCTGAAACTTTACTATTGGCTAATAAGCATGAATCTGAAATGAGCGAAGATGATAAGAAAGAGCTTAATAAGTTAGAATTAAGTTTTGTAAGTCGAGAAATAGCTAAGCATAATGATATTTTTATATCTAGCGGTATAATTGAATTAATTAAAACAAACGCAACTCGAATTAAAGACGATGAGTATTATGGTTACATGGTTTATATAACATATAATTGGAAAAATGCAAAATTATACGAGGTATTAAGGTTATTATTCCAGATATCAGTTTGGGTAACAATCTTTGTGAATATCCCCTACATTCAATTATATAATTATCTAATATCACTTTCTTAATAAATAATAAAAATAATAGTTTAAAATGAAAGTCTTAGAATTCATTAAAAAATATAAAATCCACATACTTGTAACTCTTCTGGTTATCATATTTTTTAGATCATGTGGAAAATCTAGAACTATAACTAAACTTCAAAAAATAGAAAAAACAAATATTGAAACTATAGATAGTTTGAAGTTAGATATAGCATCGAAGGTCGCAAAAATAGATTCTTTTCCCGATGTATTAAGAGCTGAAAAATTATCAATACACTTAATGTACAATGATACTATTTCAAAATTAGATCGAACTAATCAAACAATGTGGCTTCAGAAAAATATAACCCTTCCTAGCATAAAGGAACTTCAAAAATAATTATCTAAAGATGTTAGATTGGTTTAAATCAAACAGAACTACCTTAATTAGAAATTCTTTTTTACTACCCATTCTATTGGTGGTTATAATGTCAATCAGTCACGTAGTGAGCTGGTACGATTTAGGGAACCCTATCAGCTGGGCCATATATCTTTCTATAGCAATTGAAATCTTTGCACTAGCTTCAATCTCAGCAGCTAGCATTAAAACAAGTAAGACAGCAATATGGTTCTTATTTGGAATAGTTACGACTATTCAAATTATAGGAAATATATTTTATGAGTTCAAGGACATTGACATAAATGGAGATGGGTTTCAATCATGGGTTCAATTAATAGAACCTTTTTTCCTAGACTGGGAAGCCATGGATCATAGAAGATTCCTAGCTATAATCCAAGGTGGAACTCTTCCTATTATGTCATTAACAGCTCTTCATTTCTATATTCAATTCAAAGAAAAAGAAGATAAGGAAAAAAACCCCGTTGATGATTACTTTGAAGCTAGAAACAAAAAAATGGAAGAAATAGTTAATTCAAATACTGAAAAAAGCCATCATCAAAAGGAAGCAGAAAAAGTATTTGAAAACATCGATAGGTTAAAAAAAGAAGGTAAGATATACACACCAACAAAAGAAGACCTTGAAAACGAGCCAACTGCTATAGCTAACTCTCAATACAGAGAACAAGCTGAATCTGAGTATTGGGAAGAATTATATCAAAAACTAAACGAAGAGGAAAAGGAAGAAAAAGATAAACAGCGTGAATTATTATCAGAGATGATGAAAAACGATGAAGAAGATGCATTGTATGATACTGGTGATATTCTTAAAAAATCAACTTCTAAAAAAGAATCAAGTGATAATACACAAGAAGATAAGGAATATATAAATAAAAAGAAGACATCTGATCGTAGGATTGGTAAAAGTTCTTCTCGTCCCCCTAAGAATTGGGGATAGCGAAAAAAATTTATAATAGATGAACGATTTTCATGGAGCATGTTCAACCGTTTCTGTAAAACCCCTATTAACTTTAATTGAACAATGTTTCACTATAAGTGATCAAGATAAAGTAACGGCTCAATTATGTTTAGATGATTTTGCATACCCAGTGGACGGAAAACAATGTATTGGTTTAGAAATACCTAAATCAATTGAGGGAGCCGAGGATCAGTCACTTACTCTTTTCGACAATGGAATAACTATAGTTTCCCCATCAGAGGATCTAGATAAAAATAAATCTTATGTAAGAGGAATTCTATTAAAAATAATATATTTAACAGAAGACGAAAACAGCGAAGAAGTTCCTTTGATATCAAAAAAGTGTTTCATAACAATCACAAATGCTCTTGGTGAAGAATGCACGTATCCTCTTTATAATTTCTTCAGTATTTTCACTAACCCTGAAACAGTTGATCCACAAGACTTCATAAATAAGATTGTGATTACTAACCCGAGTACAAAATACAGTTTTAAAGTGGATGCACTTGTATTGTATACAAAAACAGCTACTATATAATGGAATTCATATACGAAAATAACATAGTAATGACATACGCTCAACATAAAGACTTCACTAGAGGTTTACCATTTTATGGTGAAAAGGGAGACTTTAATTTTGTAATGGGCAGAAGTCAATTCACACCTGGAATCTCAATCAAGATACTTCCTTTAAGCGACCTTTCTAGAAATGCAGATGTTGGAATTTCTGAATTTAGACAATATGTTAATACTATCAATAACATGTTTAAACCGGGAGACAGAATAAGAGGAATAGAAATGAATTCGATGTTAAAAGAAGATGACGATGGAGAACAGGTAGTTGGTCGTTTTGATAATATCAAAGTCGACTATGAAAACAAGCAAATAAGAGCCTTTGTAAAAGATCCTGTTACTATGAAAAAAACAGAAGTCTATCCAGATACAATGGAGAGATTAATGGAAAGTAAGTCATACAGCCAACCTAAAACAGGAGTTATCCCTAGTTTTGAAAATTTCATAAATAACATTTAATGCTCGCAAGGAAAAAGGGTTAATAGTACTTTTTCACAAACCAGTAACCCCGAGAAACCCGGTGTAAGCCCAGCTGTTAGGTGAAATCTAGCGAGTCATTTAGCAAAAACCTAGATATATCCATTTTGTATAATACTTTATAGATAATAAAAACATTCAATATTAAATGGATAATAATCAAAACAATCAACCAACCAAGGAGGATTTGATGGAAAAAGCCTTACTTGATATGGAAGCAGAAGGAGGCGTGAATTATGATGCTCAGGATGAACTAGAAAAACATGCTAATCAGCAAATATCTGAAACATCTAAAAAAGTTACTAGTCTAGGTAAAGCTTCATCTTCTCAAGTTGTATCGTCTTCTGCTAATGAATCCGGTTGGAAATTAGTCAAACTTGACAACCTTCCTTCACAGGGGTTGATGTACCCTGATAAAATGGAACTCTTAATTCGATCAGCAAAAACCAAAGAAATTAGACACTGGTCAACTATTGATGAATATGATCCAATTGATGTATCTGAAAAGATTTCATTTGTCACGGAATCATGCAGTAGAATGCACGTAAAGGGAGAATCTGTAGTAATGAACAGTAATGATATTCTTGAGATTGATAAATATCAAGTACTATTTAAGATTCACAAAATTACTTTTCCAAATAATGAAAACAAATTAATAGCAAAAGTAAAATGTAAAGATAAGAAATGCGGAACAATTAATTCTATACATACAACGGATTCTAATTTAGGAGGATTTGAATATCCTGAAGAATTAATGGAATGGTACTCAAAAGAAGAGAATTGTTTTGTAATAGATTCAGAAAAACTAGGAGAGACCTTTAAAATCTACATGCCAACTGTTGGAAGTACCAAAATAGTCAATGAGTATAAAAAGCTTTGCAAAAAACGAGGAATCGCCGAGGACAAATCATTTGACGAAATTGCACCTTATTTGATACCTAATTGGAGAAGCTTTAATGCTAATGAGCTACTTTCTTTAAGGAACCATAGTAATAATTGGCATGAAAATAAGTTCTTGTTTTTACACAAGGCAACCAAGATGCTAAAGTCAAATTCCATTAATAAAGTCCATGCTATCTGCGAAAAATGCAAGACTAAAATTGCCTCTTCAATTTTTTTGGGAGGAAGCTTCACTGCAAAGGATATTTTCATTGTTTCAACTAGACTTAGAGACCTTGTTTGATTTAAACATGGAATTAGCGGTGAAGCTTAACCAAAGTTTCGACACATTATACGAATTAGAATTTTTAGAATACTCATTATTAGTTAGCTCTATTAAAAGAAAAATAGAGGCCAAGAACGAAGAAATTCAAGCTAACCAGGACACAACCAGTGTTCACTTCGATACTTCAAAACCGGTGAACCTACAGATTCCAGACCATCTAAAAATTAGATAAATAATAAAAAATATGTTTATTAGTGAGTGTATCTAAATACATAGAAGAATTTAACACATCTGTTCAGGAGTCTATTCAGAAAAACATAGCTAGAGCTGAAGAAAATCCATATCCTTCTGAAGAAATAAAACAAATTAGAGAATCTGAACCCGAGTCAGCATTAGCTAAAATGTTTGATGAAAATGGGCAACTAATAAACCCATTAGGAAATCAAGCTCTTTTATTTGCTGCAGTTGATCAAGATAAAGAATTATATGATAGGTTAAGAAAAGGGCATCGAGCAAAAGAAAGATTAAAAAACAATGAAACGCTTGAAGGATTAGATGCAGAAGCATATTTAAATAATATCTATTTCAAATTCAAACAAGAATCATCTAAAGCGTCTAGTTTAGGATTAGAAATAGACGTTGAAGAACTCTTGAATCCTGAAAATATTGATAATTTTGAAGAAATTTCAGAAATAGGATTCGATATAGATACAAGTTACGTAAATATTGAAACTATACAGTCTGCTTTTAGTGAAATGCTTTCATCGAGTGAAAGCGAAAACGAAAACGAAGAAGTTCAAGAATCAAGTGCTATAAATCCAGTTTCAGAAGAACTAGAAACTGAGCAAGATATTAATGAGATAGCCATTGCTAGTCCACCTGAGGAGGAAACCGCAGTAGCTGAAGTGGAATCAACTGGATCCTTGAGTATACCTGAGGAAGTTGAACCCATTGTTTCAAGTCCTATTAACACCGAGGTTACTGAGATTGTAGATACGGAACCTCCCGCTGAAGAGCCTCAAGAAAATATAATATCATTAGAGCAAACTGCTCCCGAGATAACAGCTGTTGCTGAGAACCTAAGTATTCCTCAACAGGAGGAAACACCGGTCACTAACCCTGTTAATGAAATAGAGTTTCCAAATCTTAGCAATACCTTGAGTAATGTTGAAAACTCAATAAGCAATATATCTAATGTAACCAACCTACCTGAAATATCAAATCTTGAAAATTTAACAAACAATGCTATTAACACAGCTGAAACTGTATTAAACCAAGGAACATCTGATTTAATTGAGGGAGATGTGACTAGTATTATCAATAATCTAACAGATAATATTCCTAATATTTCAAACGTTGAAACAAATGAGGTATCCTCTAATTTAACCTCTTCTTTATTCGACCAAGATTTCAACAATTTAACTGAATCTACAAGTAACGTTGGTGATAAATCAGTAATATCTAATTTAATAGAAAAATCTTCTACTTTTTCCTCTTTTCCAACTAGTGAAATTATAAAACCAGAACCTATAACAAAGGAGGACATTAACAGGGTTGGAGAGGACATTTCATCTAATGTTTCCTCAAGTGTAACTTCTAACATTCCTTTAAGAGCAGATAATGAACCTTCTAGAAAAGAAATTAGAGAAGAGAGAAAGGCCGAGCGTCAGGAATCAAGAGCAGAAAGAAAAGCTGAAAATCAAGGGTCAAAACAAAGAAATGTTAACGTAAACAATGACTACTCAGCTCTAGAGAAACGATTAAAGAACATAGAGTTATTATTAATGGGACCATTGGAAGTTAAAATTAAAAACTAAAATTAACATATATGGAAAAATACAAAGAAGAATTAAGACATTTAGTAAATGAATACCAAGATATTCATGATAAATTAAATACATTAGAATCCCAAATTACAGAACAAATGTCAATTCATAATCATCTAAAGAACAAATTAGAAGATATTAGAACAAGAGAAAAAGAAATAATAAATAATATAGAAAAAGAAACTGGCGAAAAAGTAACCGGTTCAAAATTAGCTTCACTATTATGATAGGCATAGCAACAAATATCTTAAAGTTTTTAACTGATCCTAAGAACACTAGAATGTTATTGTTCGCCGGTATTGTTCTATTTGCATTACTTTTTTTAAGACAATGCAATGCTACACAGAAAGCAAAGGCTCAAGTATTATTAGAACAGCAGGAGAAAAATAGAATTCAGAATAACTGGAACGCATCACTCGATACACTAAAGCAGTTTAAGGTAGGTGATTCTACAAATAGAGCTCAAATTCAAGGATATGAATTAACTCTTAATGAACTTGAAAATCAATACTCTAATTTATTAGCAGACTTTGAGATTGAAAAGAATAAACCCCCTAAAGTTTTAATAAAAACAGAATATATTATTAAAGAGGTCATTAAAGAAGTCCCGGTTTATGTAACACTTGATTCAAATGGAGTAAAAAACTTTGAATTTAACGATAGTCTTAAGCATAATCAAAACAATTGGAGAACCCTTTCAGGTAAAATACCTTTTTCTATAGATACACTAGGACCTGAACCCGTCGTTATTCCAGGAAATGGAAACTTTACAGTTCAGTTTGGAATGAATCTAAACCTAGGACTTTTTCAAGATCAAGAAACTAAAAAAGTAATGATAAAAGCAGATAGCGACTATCCTGGAATCAAATTTACTTCTATTGAAGGGGCGAGCATATTGGACAACCCTGAAAATAAAAAAGCACTGAGATCACTTAGAAAAAGCTTTGGTTTAGGGGTAAATATTGGATATGGAGTTAGCTTCAATGGAAATAGCATACAACCAGGACCATATATTGGTTTAGGGTTAAGTTATCAACCTAAATTTTTACAATGGTAAAAAATATTAATTATAAATGAGAGAAAGTCGTTTTGTAAACCTGACAAATTATTGCATAGTAGAATACATGCTAGAAGATCTAGGATCTCTAGATTTTGTAAATGATGATTTTATTCTTTTACAGAATGATCACGTTGATGCACACCAGATATTCAACCCAGATGGGTCGTTCACAAGCACTAGAAATATTCAAGATGTAACAGCCGTTCCAATCGATGGAGGTAGATACGTATATCTAGATAGCGAGAAAAGTCCTAATTACATTGATTATGATGATAAATTAACTGAATCAACAATAAGTGGATTCAATGTTACCTTGGATAAAGTTAGGTTTCACTTTGTAGCAGGTTTTGATTTTAGCGACTTTAGAGCTCTAGTATTGAGTGTTAGAAATACGGAAAATGATTCAAAAGCAAATATATTCGCTAATATACTCTTTAACCAGGATACACAATCTACTTTATTAACGTTTAATCCAAAACCTTTGTATATTGCTAACTCAATGTACGATAGATATGTAGATGTTTATATTCCATCTATTAAAAATATAAACGAAGAATTTAACACTTCGCCTACTCCAGGATCAACGTTTAGTGCAGCGATTACCCCTAAAGACGGTTCATATAGCGGATTTATAACAAATAAGCCAATCGTTGTATCTTTAGACGAATGTGAAACCGAAGAAACAGTTGATACAGATATAGGTGTAACATATCAGGCTTTTAAGATATCAGAACGTTACGAATCAGTTGTATCACAGAGCAATGAATTTGATTCAGTAGGTGCATATATTCAAGAATCTAGTGAAGGTGACTTTATAGAATTCTTTATGACATTTAACGGAGGTTTTCCAGAGGAATTGATATCCATATTAAATAGGAGAAATCCTCTGAATGATTACATTATAGCTCATGAATTAACCATATTTGAACAGATTGGATCTTCATTTGTTAAAAGTTCTAGATTAGCATTCTTTCAAGAAGAAAACTTCGATGAAGCTAATTTATTTAGACCAGTTCTTAAAAATGCAAATACTGCTATTACCATGTCAATTGATTATATAGTTAGATTAGTTAATCGATTAAACGGAGACCAAGTTATTCGAGAAGGATCACTAATCATTGAATCTCCTAAGAAATATGGTAAAAAATTACTTAAATTGGAGTTAAGAGACAAACCTCAATCGCAAAAAATAGTTAATAAGATATTCAAAAAGAATTTCGAGGCAACGGAATTATTTATTGACCCTGCTCAAAACGTAACTTCTACCATTGGTAATCCTAATGCATCGGTTGTAAATTCAGTTCAATACGTTCCTATATTTTTCACAAAGTCTAACATATCAGTGAGTACTAATAGTTACTTAGTTACAGAAAATGATAACCAGGAAGAAGTTGTGTTTGAAAACGGAAAACTTAGATTTATAATTTCACCTTTCGACAACTATCTAAAGTTTAAATTTTATACAAGTGTTAACAGTAAAGTGGTGGCCTTAGATCTAAATAATACATCTACTATCTATAGAGCTGTTTTTGAAACAGCTAATGGAAAGATAAAGATTGATAATTTAAATGATCAATCTAAAGAGAACCCGTCTGCAGGTGAAATAGTGTTCAATGTTTCATCTGAAAATAGTGAACAGATACTCCAATCCAATGATAGAAATTTCTATATAACAGCCGTTGCTGAGGACGGGACAGAGACTCTAATGTACAATGGTGAATGGAGAAAGCCTTCTGAGCAGGACGATGTTGAAGATGCTATAGCGGAAGCAAGAGAAGCAGCAGAAGCTAGAAATCAAACTCAATCTAAAATCAGGGTAATAGAAGACAGATACAAAAATTTAGAAAGAATAACCCTTCAAAAAAGACCTGCTTTAACTAAAAACAATAAAAATATCCCAGGTTTCGTAAGTAAGAGGCCTGCAAAAGCAATATCAACTGTTAATAGGTTTGGAATGAAATCTCCTAATAAAATTAGGTCAAATAGAAGCAATACCAAAGGTAGCTAATTAAATACTTTGAAAATTGTAAAATTTAAATGAAAAAATAGAGATAAATAAAAAAAATAACTAATCTAATAGATGAAGACTTTTATAAATAAAACGCTTGCTACATTAGCAACTAGTGAAGTTTCAGAAAATTCTTTAGTGAAAGTATTGATTGAATCAACCAATAATTCATTAGAGTCTAATATAGGAACTACATCAACTTATAATACTTTAAAGAAAGGATTAACTGAGTTAAATACTCACTTAAATAACGATACTATCACCAATATTTTAGAGCAATTTGAAAAATTCGAATATTCTGACTCAAATAGAGTTGATGAATTAAATAGAGAAGCTGATTTATTATCTGCTATTGAAGCAGTAAAAGAAAGTGATTCTTATTCTAATCCGGTTATAATGCAGAGAGTGATTGTATTAGAAGAGTCTTTGAAATCTAATCCTGAATTCACATTATATGGTAGATTTGTAGATTCTTTCAAAGAGTTTACTCATGACGATAAAATTCAAGAATCCGTTATTAAGATATCTAATTATATCAATAATAACGTTGAAAAATTAATGGTACTAGATGCTATTAATAACATGAAGAGATCTAATACTAAGATGTATGAGAATGAAATTTCAGGATTAAGCAAAATGTTAGTTGAAGATTCTTTTTCTAGCGAAGCAATTAGACACAGATTAAACGGAAACCTCCCTATTTTAAATGATTTATCTAACAGACTTTCTGTTCTTGAATCTAGAAATGCTGAACATTTTACTTTAGGTTCAGGTAATGGAATTTGTAAAATCAATAACACAATTGCACCTACCTTAAAAACTGGTAAGAACACTGTTTTAACTTACGTAGATGATAAGTTCATAGCAATTAGTACCAAAGATCTTAAAAAAGGAAATGTTTTATCCGAGTCTAAATCTTCTAGAATCTATGAAATGGATGCTAATTACATTAAAGATAAATATGCTTCTTTTTATACATTATGCGAGTCTTTTTATAGAATGGGATTCACCAAGACTGAGAGAGGAATCAAGTCAACTGCATTGAAAAACTTTGAATTAGAATTTAAAACAGACGAGGCAGGAAAACTAAATATCTACGTAAACGAAAGTTTAATTGAGAATCCAGCAGAGTATAACTTTAATGAAATTCTTACTTTAGAAAGCACAGCCGTTAAGAACATGGTTAAAACCGTATTAAATGAAACTTCTAACATATTCAACTTGGAATTTATCAAGAACCTAACTAATGAGCAAACGGGTAAGCAAGTAATGGTAATGGAACTAGAAGGAGATTTCCATATTTGCGAGAAATTAAATCAAGTAGAAAGAGTTTGGAAGAACGATATTAACGAACTTAAGTTACACAATTATGTTCTTGAAAACTTTAATTACGATATTAGTTCAATCTTCCAAGTTAAAATAGACGAGCAAAAGTCTTCTATTAAATCTCTAGTTGAAAGAAAGGATATTATTGAAACAAATATCAAAAAATTAGAAGAGCAGATCGAAAAGATCAATACTAACCTAAATTCAGGAGAAATTGATTCTAAATTCTTTGGTCAACTTGAAGATA